TAAGGTCTTGTGCTAGTTCCAAGGTGTATTCTGCTTTCAAAGCTCTGGACTTAGCAGTCACAGAAGTCTTCTCAATGCTGAATGACATCTCACGGAACAGTTTGCCGGAATTGCCAGCTTGCTCTAGATCTTCACGGGAGAAACCTTGAGGAGTCTCGTAGGGGTCAGGTGAAGAATCGTTGAGGAGACCAGGGTTGTTACCTTCTGCATCGCCACCAACACCAAGGCCCGTTCTAGGGGTGTAAGCTTCAGGAGTAGCGTCGAGACCAGCAGTGAATCCTGCATCAGGCTCGTTGAACAATGCTTCTTCGCCGTTCTGATTTTGGTAGCGAGATCTCATGGCGAAGATGAGTCCAGTAGGACCGCTCATGGGTTGAACGCCACAAACGTCATATGCCATCAAGTTAGGCATAGCACGACGTACTAGACTGATCAGTACTGGGTCGAAACCAGCAAGACCGCCAGTGTTAGAGTTGCCGAGGGCGCTGCCAGCAGGAGAAACAGTACTAGCACCTAGGCTGTTGACTGCAACTTCGTTGAGCATTCCACGCTCTTCGCGTAGGAAGCGTTCTTGGTTTTCCAGGAGGACGGAGGTCACTGCCTTCTTGTAACGATCAGCAATAGGACTTGCTGCTTCGTTGTTGAGAACAGGTGACCACTTTTCCTGGAGATGTTCTGCGTTAAACATTTTGTCTCCGAATTTTTTAGTAGGAATTGTGGATAGAATTATTTAGTGAATCACTGATTCCAGCGATGCATAGCATTAATGTATTGTGCCATTGCAGGCGAAACATCATCTGCGCTACCTTCGACTGGGGTTTCATCAGCAACTTCTGCTTTGGTTACCGACTCCTTAGTGAAGTAGGATTCCTTGATGGTTGTAAGTTTCTTGGAGAAGTCTTCTTCTGATTTGAAATCTACACCCTCGGCAAGAGATGCCAATTTTTCTTTCTGAGTATCAGCAAGACCTTCTGCAATTGCGTTAACAATTACGGTCTTAGCGGACTCATTAAGACGATTTTGAAGTTCAATATTGCGCTTAACCTGTTCGTCAAGGCGCTCTTCCATTTTACAAAGATCTTCAGTCACACCTTCAAGAACTTCAACTTTCTCGTCGGGGATATTGATATAGTGAGATTCAAATAGATTCTTCAGACCTGCAATAAGGTCTTCAGAAATCTCATTTTTGATACCGCGATCAACAGCAACTTGATTTTCTTCAAGCCACTTGGTGATTGCGTAGTTGAGAGTGCCTTCTACTTCTTCAGCGAGTTCCTTTTTAGAAACTTCGATTGCCTCAGCAAGTTGTGCAGCAAAAGTCTCTTCGAGTTTTGCCCACTCTTCGTTGAGTTTAGAAGTAACAGCAGCTTCAAAAATTGTTTTTGCTTTCTCAGCAAACTCTTCTGTGAGTTCGGTGCCCTCGGTGAGAGCAGCAACGTCTACACTCATGTCTACTGATTCAAACTTGGGTTTGATTGGGTAAGTTACATTACCACCCATCTTGGTTCCATAAGCAATTTCAGCACCAAAGGTGGGTGCAGTGCCATTGGGAAGATCGGTGTTACTTGCGCCACGATTAGGTTCGCTAGAAATGCCACCACCGATAGGAGCTGCTGCCTTAGCACCAGGATTCTCATCACCATCCTCATCATGTTCATGAGGAGTTGTGGTTACGCTATTGACTTCTTGAGGTGCTGATTGACCAATAGCAACTCCAGGTTGAATAGGAGCAGCATGACCAGTGGCACCTTCACCTGCCGATGCTTTCGCATTAACAGCAGTGTTGGATTGACCTGTAGCAGCAGCATCACCAGGGAGCACAGCAGCAGTCACTGTAGGCATAGGATCTTGACCTGCCTCAGAAAGGACAGCAGCGTGCTCACTAGCAAACTCCCTAAATTTTTCGTTAAGCATATCTGACATCTGAGTTTCCCGTGTTCGTTGTTTATTTAATCTATTGTTTATTTATGAAATTAATTTATTAGAGCGCGGAAATTAAACGCTCGAATGCTTGGAGGGTTTTTTCTTCTATCTCGAAACGAGAAGAGTTATCAATTTCTGTTTTAATTTCAGCAATATGTTTCTCTTTAAGAAGTCCATTATCCCATACCCACTCCTTACCTTCCATGATGCCATTGACAAATGCATCAGGTGCGGAAGGATCAGCAACAATGTCTGCTGCGGTAGCAAGCATAAAATCATCCATAACATAAGAAGCACTTTCCTGTCGGTCAATACTTCCCATACCTCTAGATGACACACCTAATTTGACTCCTTCACCAAGCAAGGATTTAGCGATGTTACCCATGGGTGTCTCAAGGATTCTTGCCTTGCCCATGAAGTTTTTACCCTCTGCTTTCAGTGATGTGATTCTATGAGAAACACGATCAAGGTTAACGGTAGGACCATCAGGGTGACCAAGTTCGCCAAGCGCACGTCCCTTTGTTACGTACTCTTCGTTATAACGACCCACTTCTTTCTCTAGTACAGAGAAAGGATAAATGCGTCCGTTGCGATTCTTGATTTCGGACTGCAAGAAAACACCTTCGATATATAGGTGTTGCTTACCATCCTTCTCCTCAGTGAGAATCTGGATATCTTCGATGTTTTCTGTTATTAGTCTCATTCTTCTTCTTGTGTTGGTTCGTCAAACAAACTGTTAGCGACTATTTTTTTGTAGTCATCAATTGCTTGTGATGCTTTACCAAACAGAAGATCATCAATCTTGTCTAGTGCATCTCCGCGTTTCTTATCTGATATAAGATTCACAATATCTACTACTTCAGAATCCATGTTAAAAGTGTGTTGGATTTAATTATTTATTAGATTGTGAGTTCTCCTTTTTAGGAGACGCTGCTATCTTCTTCATTTCTCGCTCAGTAGCAGCGTCTGCTTCAGCAGATTGTAGTTCTGGTTGGAATGCTTTGTTCTGTTGCTCAAGGTCGGTGAGCATGTTAACTTGAACAGGATCGATAGCGATTCCAGTATCAATATCTTGCCTTATTTGCTTATCAATTTCTCTATACTCTGTTTCAGTTTGCTTAAGAACATGGCGACGGATATATTCTGAAGAGAAATATTTACCAACAAAAGGATCCATTTGAGTGACAAGAGTGATGCGTTGCATCTGCATCTCTTGTTCTTTTAACTCAGAAAAATGGTTATCGAATAGGAAGTCATACTGAATATGCTCTTCCATCTCATCCCAATCCTCAGGGGTAATAATACCCTTAAGGATTAGTTGAGTCTTAAGAATATCATGAAACAACTGAGCAAAACGCTTGCGAAGACGACCAATAAACTTAGTAAACTTCAGTTCATCACGCAAAATCTCTGTGGACTTACCGAGGTTAAATGCTTTATTATCGTCTGTCAGACGAGAAGGTGGTAGGTTTAATGAGTTGTATAATTTCTTTTTGAAATACTCAACGTCCTTAAGTTCTCCAAGGTTCTGTCCTCCAGGCAACGTAGTAATTTCAGTACCACGTCCACCCTCTCTACGAGGCAACCAGAAATCTTCAAGCATACTCATATGCTTTTTGTCGTCACGAATCTCTCCAGTAGAACCATCGTAAACTAATTTGTTACGATAACGTGCCATGACATCACGCAAGTATTGTTCCGCTTTGACTTTAGGTAGGTTACCTACATCGATGTAAAAAATTCTACGTTCAGGTGCTCTTGATAGTCTGTAGATAACAAGACTATCTTCAATCATTCTTAATTGATTCAATGACTTGATTGCCTTATGCAGGAAACTCAAGTTCATTTTTTTGTTCAGATCCATCAAACCTGAAGTAGATTGTGCTACAGCATCAGCAGCAATCTTGATACCCTCTTGGTTTGTCCAATCCATCGCCCCAGTAACAGATGGAGTATTTCCTGCAAATCCTTTTGGATTGAAAATATAGAACTCAATAAAGTTACCGTAATCGTATTGAAGAGCAGTTCCTTTTTCTTGTTCTTTTTCGTTTGGATTGGTATCTTTTAGTTTGTGTCTAACTTTTTTAACCTTTAGAGAATCCATGTAGCGCAATTCCAAGATTCCTTTCTTGGGATGCTTAAGGTCAATTACTTTGTGATAGTGACACTTACCATCAACATACCAGTTACGAATAATTTCATGTGCATTCGTATTGAAGTTCATCATACGTAAAATATGATTAAACTCATCACGGATTTTTTTCTTAACTCCCGCCCCAACTTGTAAATTTTGTAGATCAACCTCTACGGGTTTGTCGTCACCATCATTGACAACAAACTCATTTACAATTTCATCGATAGCAGAGTCACATTCTGGGTGTAGTGACATATCGCGATATCTACGAATAAGTTCGTACTCGCTTTTTGAATTTTGACCGCCAGATTGATCAACATATGTTCCAAAATATCCGCCAGCAACAGTGCTAACGGATGCTTCATTGTTAGGAGGGACAGGGGACTGACCTTGCTGACCCTCCTTCTTATTAATAATAAAACCAAATAGTTGACTCATCAGTTGTAAACAGATCTATTCCTAGATCTATTTATCAACCTTCGATTAGGCGAGCATCGCCTACGCCAGATTTGACACCAGAAACTCCGTTCTGAGTATCTCCAGAAACTACATTCCAGTAAGTATACTGGAACTCAACTGTGAATTCTTCAATCTGATCATTGCTATCATAAGCAAGATCAATCTGAGAAACATTAGTTGGGAATGCATAGTGGAGATTATACTGACGAAGAACTTCGCCAGACTCAGATCCATTCTTCTCAAGTTGCTTGACTTTAAGAAGTCTGGCATAACCATCTGATTCACTTGGTGTGAACAGAGGTGCATTATTAGCTTCATGGGAGTTGATTGTTGCCAACCACTGCTCAAAGTATGCACGGATCTTCATTTCTTTATCAGCAAAGAAGGTTGCCGTCCATGTATCGAAGGTGCGGTCACCAGCGATCTTAACAGTTCTGCCGCGAAAAGGAACTTCGATTACACCCAAATTGGATGCAGGAAGTGCTGCAGATTTACAAAGCAAATTAATCATGTCTGCATCGCCATCAGCTCCCGTCACTTCTGAAGGGAAAGCGATATCAACCATGAACATATTAGGCTTAACGCCTTGTCCAATGTCAGTAATAAAGTTGCTTAACTTAGTTGCCATTTGTTTCTTTTAACCTCGTGGATGTTTATGATTAGAACCTTATGATCAGCGACCTACAACTTCACTGAAGGTAACTCCAGTTTTGGTTGCAGTAAATGTAACTGTGATGAAGTTAATCGAGCGAGTTGGTTTTACATAAACTTCAGCAACAAACTCGTTACGATCAATAACGTCAGGACTGTTATTTGATTCGTCACAGATAACGAGGTAGTCAGTAACTCCTCTACGTGATTGAACTTCGGAGAGGTAGGAGTTAAGTGCTCCAGCAAAACCTGCTCTTGTGGTAGCATCATTGAGTTCAAACAGAACTCCTTCAGCAAGTCTACGAGCTCTCTTCTCAAGATTGAGGAAGAGACGGCGAACGTTGATACGATCGAATGCAGAAGGTGCAGAAAGTGCAGTCTTGTCTCCAAACAATGTGATACCTTGTCCTCTCAGACCAACAACAGGGTTGATTCTGTTCTGGTATAGTTCATCTCTATCTGCTTTATTGGGGTTGTATGCCATCTTAACTGCATTAAGAATGCCACCGCGATTCAAACCAGCAGGTGAATACCAGTCTTCTTGAACGTTAGATGTCTGAACGCAAAGACCAGCAATGTCTCCGTTACAAGGAATGTAACGATAAACATCATTGAAACGATCATACACATACTTGTAACCACTGTCAAATACAGCGTAAGAAGAAGAGGTTAGATCTGAGAAAAACGCCAGGGTTTTCTCTTTCTGTTGAGTGGAAGTTAGAGCACCGCCAGAGGAAGCGATCTGGTTTCCTTTGTGTGGAGAAACGAATGCGATTGCATCTTTTCTGCTTGTGGCAATTGCAATTACTTTAGTTGCTTTTGCTTTGGTATCAACTTCTGCTGACATGGATCCACCCATGAGAACGAAATCAATTTCAGTCTCTTCGGTATCAAGGAAAAGATCCATTGCTTCTCCGAACTGACCACTGGTATAACCAGTTCCATCATTGCCACCTTGGAGTCTGTCATTGAATGCACCAAATTGAACCAGTGCTCCAGCAGTTCCAGTTGAAGCAGTGCCAAGAACAACTGTTCCACCAAGGTTTGTATCAGTAGCAGGAGCAGCACCTTGGAAAAGATATGCAGACTGTTCGTTGATTACAGACTTGTAGTAGATGTTGCCGCCTTCTTGATCTCGTGCATCAGTCAGTTTAGAAAGGTATGTAAATCTTTCTACCAGTGTTCCTTGAACTCTATCGATAACAGCAAAGTGAACTGCATCGCCAGAGAATCCATTGTCCAGAGCAAACTGAGTTGAACCAGGGCGAGGTCCGATTGCAGATAGTGCAACACCTTCGACTGTGGTGTTTAGATACCAGTCTTTAGCAGAAGTAACTCCAACAGTTGCGCCACCGTCAGTTAAAACGCTTGCGCTTGTGATAGCACCGTCTGCTTTAACAACCAGTGCATTCGAGTCGCCACTGATTACAGTTGCGGTTACTGCACCAAATGTCAGGGAATCCCCTGCATTCAATGTTACTGTTGTAGGATTGGATTCTAGTGCCAGGATGTAATCAGCACCAGAGTCAACTAGAACTCCTACGAGTCTGTTACCGTGGGTTCCTGCAGATCTTGTAGCAAATATTTCAGCACTTCCTGTGCCTGCCCTCCAGTCTTCTTCGTTCTTGATCAGAACGCCAGAAGCACCAGTCACTGCATTGAGTGCTCCACTACTTTCTGTACGAACAACAGCGAGTCTACCGCCATAGTTCAAGAACTCGGATGCAACCATCCAATCTTCAGCGTAATCTCCTGGTGCGCCGAATGTATTGATCAGTTCTTTTTGTGAATTGATGTTAACAATTTCACCGATTGGTCCCTTGCTAAAAGATGATGCGTGTGCAGCTCTAATTGCCAACGCACCCGTCACGACAGCATTAGTAAGGTCACGCTCTTTAATTAATATTCCAGGCGAGACTTGACTTGCCATGTTTTTCTCCTTGGTATGTCCAAAATTAATCTAAAACTATTTAGATTTTTGACTTGTTCAAGTGGGGAAACAATGCATGAACGTACTACCAGTCTGGATATACATCTTTTATTCTGGGAACAGGACAATATGGTATGTCTGGTTTATCATTCCTCTTTTTTCTAGATTCCGTTACTCTTTTTATAGTACAATCTTTACATTCATATGAGTATGATGAAGGAAGATCTCCCCTAACTCTTCTTATCAAATAGTAGTCATCTAACAAACTTTTAGTTTTATGACATGTCCTACATTGCCTTTCTTTAAAGAGTAAATGTTCGAGTTTAAATTGATCTTCTAAGTTCATTAGTAGTTCCACATATAACCAACATCTTCTTGTGTATCACCATACCATACAGCACCATCAGTAACAAATCCTTCATCTCCCTCTAATCCTGTAGTAATAAATCCGAATGGCGACATGTCTTGTTCAATTTGATTTTTCTGTTCATCGTAGATACGTTGACGAATATCATTGTCCGTCATTTCTTTAAAATAATCTTGCTGGACTAACCAAGCAAAAATAACCATACACATTACTAAGTCATCATGAAAACCTTCATCAGCTTCAAAAGATTGTTTTTTCTGAATGAATGTAGTTAACTCATTAATGATATCATAGTCACTGAAAATAAGTTTGTCATCCTCTACAATTTGTTTGAGGTTTGCACAACCAACTTTCTTAACAGTTACACTCATCTTGACACCAAGTTGTGTCTTGTTACCAGAGAATCCCTGACCAACAATTTGACCAGCACGTCCTCTCATAGCACACATAAGAACGTTAGGATATTCTAGATCATAGTTTAGAATAGATGCTACACCATCTCCAACATCATTAACTTCACATAGAACCCATGCATTGTTATATGCTCTAGCAACATCATTAATAACGTTAGGAAACAACATAGGTTTAACTTCGTTGTTTCTATATTTTCCTACTATTTTGTAAGGAACTGTTGTGATATCAAAAATAATGAAAGCAGAGTAATCTCCTCCAATACCGCGACTGACATCAACTGTCATTAAATATTCTGATTTGTCCTTTGGTTTTTCATATATGTCAAGTCCTTTGTTTCTGGTAATAGGTTCGTCAAATGCTAATGTTTTTAATTTTGATGCTGCAATTAAAGTATCAACAGATCCTAGAAACTCACACTCGAATTCTTGCGTGAACTGACGTTGGGATGTGTTCTTAATAGTTTCTTCTTTCCACTTGGCGTCCCTTCCAGGAACCTGTGACCAGTGGACTTCATGATATGTGTAATCGTTTCTACCATTAACAGCATCCTGCCACATCTTATAGAAGTGGTTCATACCCTGTGGGGTAGAGATGATAATTACTTTCGTTGATTTACCAGAAGTGATAGTAGGATAAACAGAGGCAAAGAACGAGTCAGCAATGTGATTTGGGACGAAAGCGAA